AAAAGATCGATCTTGAAAGTTCTTCCCAATGGAAGGGACGAGCCCCATGGAAGAGGCGATCCGTTTCCATGAGCGAATCCGTCTGTCTGAATCAACGAAAAGAATATCATCTCCGTTGATGCAGGCAGACAGTTCACTCAAATCTTGATGTCTCAAGTGACAAAGAGTTGCTGCATTTGCAATACAAAGTACTGGAAATGAAAGCAAACTCCCCATCAACTGTCCTCTTTGCTGGAGGACACTGGGTAGTTTTGTCCATTTAGGATAATCTATCCAGTGTCTCCCACCAAAGAAGTCAATATACTTGAGGAGGTGAGGGTGGTTAAAGAATTGCTTCTTCAACTCTCCCAACACTGTCTCCATTACATCCATGTTCAGATTATCAGTGGCACTTTGATAGTCCCCTGATAAAATGAACCCGGATTGACCGCTTAAATTGAGGTTAACAAATGATTCCAAGGAATCTTTCCAACCAGGAAAGAAACATTGGAACTTTGTCAAACCCCGAAACATAGCAGTCTGTAACGGTTTCAGTGCCCAAGAAAGGGGTTGCTCCTTTGTGATCATTCGAACCTTTAGGGGTTCTGGGATCGCAAAAGCTTCAACCCGGTTCTCGGTAGGGAGGTTCGAAGGGAATTCGTAACCAAACCCAGGGCGATGGTCTCCGTAAGGAATAAGAGGGACTCTCCAGTCTCTCTTCTTCTCTACGGACGCCAAAGCAGAGGAGAGGGACTGAGAGTGACGGTGAATCGCATCTTGACAGATGAGATCCACCAACCTCTCAGAGGACACTTCCATATAACTTTTCCGAGATAGGCGAAGAGTGGGAGAGTTTGTCTTTGAATCCATAAACTTAGGATAACTATCAAAAGTTAAGGTTTCAAAGGCTACTCTATACACTCCATTCCTAGGTCGGTCAAGAATATGGATAGCATCCTGTATCCTTCTCCCCAAAGCCCAAGGAGTGGTTATTTGTTTAACCGAGCTCACTACATCAAGAGGTGAACGATTAGATGACATCAGAAGAAATTCAGAAAGGAATTTACGTCCCTTATCGGCTAAATTAGCCATAGGAACAATAAATTCGTTATTGGATTTCATCTGAATAACCTGATCAATGATTTGATCAGGGTGAGTCATCGAAGAGTTCACCTGAAACGCATCGTCAATTCCAAATATCAATTGACCTGTATAACCATCAAAGTGATCAGTAGAGTAATTTCTCCAATAACAAGAAAAGTCAATAGGTTCTCTGAATTTCTCAGAGAGCCTCTTGACAATCAAGTTACTAAGAAAACTCTTACCAACACCCGGATCACCATACAGGTAAATTGATATTGGGTCCATCCGTGTTCCAGTCAACAAGGGATTACCTCGTGAATAGTTCCGAGAGTAAAAAGGTTTCAAGGTAGAAAAACATCCACCTTGAGACCTTTTCGTCCCATAGTAGGCCTTAGAGGGGGCAAGAGGACACACTTCTGTGTATTCTCTTACCACCTCCTTGGCCCACTCTCTACTTATTGATCTCAAAGTAGAGAGAACTGATTCAGGAGTCTTCCCAACAGTTGAGAGGAGATTCCCGTGCTTCTCATAGGCACGAAGGATCATACCTTGTGGTACTGGGTTTGAGAGACATTTTGCTTGCAAAAGGTCCCACAAATCCAGTACCTTCCTCCTCCGTCTTCCCAACCATCTCCTTTTCAGGAGACGGTAGAATCGACGAGGGATAGGCAAGGCCGAGGTCGTATGACCTTCAGGTAATTCTTGACCGAGTTCTTTAGAAAAGAATACAGCCAAGTCTAATTTGAAGGTCGAAGCCATCTGGTCCAGAGGAACATCTTGAAACCTTTCTGAAAGAAAGGAAAAGAGTTCCGAACGACTACAGAACAGTCTCTTCTGACAGAGCCAATAGCTCAAGACAGAAGAAAAACCGTCAAGTTGCCGGACACGTTGTTGTTTGGTGCTTACGGGTACACCTTTCCGACGACTAGTCTTCCTGGTTTTGCTACCTTTAGAATGAATGTCTCCATTCTCTACGGTAGTAGCTCCGGGATTAATAGTCGATTTGGGAACTGGTTTATACAAGTTATAGATTAGTTAGACCCATAACAGGGGAGGTACTCGGACGGTCTTAAACGGACTCAAATGAGATTCGCGACAGACC